TTTTTTTGATGTTGTGTGATATCTAAATTCATCACTTACTTTATCAGCACTTTTACGAACACCCTGTATCATTGCGGTTAAGTCTTTACCTGCATTTTTAATGTTTTGGGCTTTTATAATATCATCTAACCCACTACTACCTGATTTTGTTACTGTCGGCGTAGCCATATCCATTACTGCCATCATATTTTTCTCAAGAGAGTAGTTTCTTTCTTCTTCTGTTAAAGGTTCATCGTTAGCAATTTTTCTATTTATTTCGTTTTTCTTATCTGTTTCGGTAGGGTTACCAAACAACATACTTTTAGCAGTTTTACCTACAAAGTTAGCAACCTGTGCTGCAGGTATAAACTTTTCGTAGTTTCTCATCTCGGGGGTTTCTTCTACATATTTTCTTACGGCAGGAACATTAGCGGCAATATTATGTAAAATAGGAACCATTACAGGTATCTTACCTGCACCACTTTCAAGTCTTGCTTTTTCTTCTTCAGGGGTTTCTTTTATTATTATTAACTTACCTTGACTGTTTTTACCTATCTTATATCCCATTACATAACCTCACCCATAGGTTCTTCACCCGTAGGTATTGCTTGGGCTTCAGGACTTAGTGGGGGTCCTTCCATTGGCATTTGAGGTAGTTCCTGTGCCATTTGTTCTACAGACCTACCTTCTATATACTGTTGAAAATACATTTGAGGTTGGGTTTGGAATAACATCAATGCTTTAGCTCTACCCTCTGGGTCTGATGCTTCAATATCCCTGAAGAATGTTACAGGGTCTATCATAGCCATACTTACAAGTTGAAATGCTTCCGATTTTCGTCTTAACTTATCAACCGATGAAGCTGATACCTCTACTTCCATTCCATCTTCTATCATATCTCTATTTATCTTTTGGAATACCATCTGTCCTTCTTTACCGAGTATCTTTTCAAAATGAGTTTCTGTATAAAAGAGTTTCATCATTTGCATAGCCCAGTCAGACATCCATTCTGCAGCGGCATTTATAGTATCCTCTACTTCATCATCAATCCTTGTATAGTCAGACTCTTTGTATAATTGAGTTTGAGTAGCTGTATTTTCACCTGCCGTTATTCCTCTCAAAGCGGTATTAGTACCCATTTTAGTAAATACTCTTTCCCTATTCATTTGTTGGTCTTGGAATAAAGCTGAAGTAGGTTGTGAACCTGGAATAAATGTATGTACTTGGTTTAGGTTTCCGTCTATTAAAATATCTGAATTCGGGTCTGCCATATCTATTTGAGCAACATCTTCCGCGTTCAGCCCGCTTTCAGTTGAGAATACGTGCTTACCTTTGGCTAAGTTTGCCAATTCTGTTATCTGTTTACCCCTTATATTAATGTTATCTTGTAACCATACAGACTGTTCAATTCTTGAAGTTTCATCATAAACCATTGTTCCAATACCCTCGTGAGCCATAAACTTAAATGGTTTTCTTGGACTTGTGAAATGATTATGATAAATCCTCTCTTGTGTAACATTCAAAGGTTCACCCATAAGAAGCGAGTTTCTTAATTCCCCCTCATCTATAGGTCTTTTTCCTTTAGTTTCTACATCATAAGTATAAAGTTTAGTTTCACCATCCCAATCCCAGTAAGGATTTTTTATCTTATCAAATACTACTTTTCCGTATTTCCAAGCTGTTCCCTCAAGTCTTACCCATTTGTCGTTTTCTTTTTTATACCAAGTAAACCATATTTCCTCTATTTTTAGTTTTGTAGCGAGTTTCTTTTCACTTGGTTCTATATCTTGGTCCCACTTTAATTCATTGAATAAAGCTTCTTTCTTATTCGGCCACCTCATTAATATTTCTTTAACAGTTAATTCGTATGTATGGCAAATCCAATTCAAATCATCTTCATTTATCGCTGTGTGGTCTATTTCTATATTCTTTGGGTGTATAACATCAAACCTATAATCACCATCTCTACCTGCCTCTGCGTCCCATCTTGCCTTTAAGATACCTGTAAAGTAAATAGGTCTATGTAAATAAGCAGTACCTAATACAATTCGTGTTTCTCTTTTTCTAAACCTATTATTTAGCACTTCTGTTAATTCCTCTGCTACTTTTCTTGACTCCTCTGAGTCGTTGCCTGGTTTAACTATCATTTCAGGAACCCTACTTACTGCAACGGCTTTCAGTGTTCCCTCTGCCTCAAAGATGACGTTATCTAAATAACGGGCATTGTATTTTTTAAATTCTTTATTCTTTTCAGCTAATTCTATCTGTTTACCTAAATAATAGTCTTCGTTTCTTTTTCTTCTTTCTTTTAATTGAAGACCGTCAAAATATGTTCTCGACTTATCAATAAGCGAGTCCATTACCTCAACAAAATTACTATCGTCAAGGTCAAGTTTTAATGGGTCTAATATCGATATTTCTTTTTTATTCTCGTCCATAGTTTAATTATATCATTACAGGTGTGAGCTATATTGCCCATTTGTAGTAATTACTTTAATCGCTTTGCCTACTATTTTACCTTTTTGTTTACAATCAGGACATTTATCTGTTTTTGAAGCAATTATTTTCTTACATTTAAAACAATAAATATTATTCATCTAATAATTGATGTACTGCATCTTGAAAGACAATTTTTCTTCCACATTGAGGATTTTTACACTGTATTTGAATAGGATAAGGTTCGGGACTTTCCCCTGGTATTTCAGCAACTAAATCACCTTTGTACTGTGCAATAGGTGTACGACAGTCAGGACAATGATATATTCGCCAATTATCATCTTCTGTTGGAACAATCCAAATAGTATAAATTCGCTTTGCTGGTCGCATTTTAAGGGTTTCTAAATTAAGTTTTTTATTATGAATAGGTTCTTTTTTTCGGTAAGTGTAAGTTGTGTATTCAAACATATAAGTAATTATACTATATAAACAAACAACCCCCTATGCGCCAGGGGTTGTAAGTATTAATTTTCTCTCGAGGTACTCACACTATAATTATACATCATTTTACAAGGTACGCCAATCCTTACTTTTTTCTGCTTTAGCTTTTTCAAATGCAGTTAAGTCTAATTCGTGTATAGGTGGTTTTAATATATTCTTTCTTTCAGGTTCACTAAACGCACCTAACCTCGTATTAATAAATTTAACATCTGATAATCCATAAGTAAGCGCATCATATAGATGGTCTTCAAGAGAACTATCGACATCCTCTACTTTATAAGGGTCATAAACAAGTAAAGGTAGAGTACGAATTAAATGTTCGCAGTTTTCTGTAACTAACATATAAGGAAGTCCATCAGGAGCTATCGATAACCAATTATGAAGCGTTGCTACTCTACCTAACCTATTTTTAGTCCCTGGTTTTAATGTTAACCAATGTCTTTTAGCAAGACTATCCCATTCTTCTTCCATTAACTTAGCGATAGGTTTACTTCCATCAGTCTGATTGTTAAACATAGCACTATCACCTACACCATCTTTGAATGACTTTACAGGTGAGCTTTCATAGATGATTTTAGCCCATTCTTTAGGGTGTTTGAACTTTCCATAGTATTCCCTATAAACAATGATACGATTAAATACAACCCCTTTATAATTTTCTTGTACTAAAGCACCTAATATACAAGCAAATGCACCCTCGTGGTTTTCATTTCCTGAATATCCCCAGTCAATCCACATAAAATGAGGAAGGTCTGACCTTGGTATTACTCTATTACAAACGTGCAATTCTCTGCGCCACTCTGCAAACACTTGGCCTGCAAATACATCCCAATCACCCTCTAAATAAGCTCTCTGCAAGTCTTTAGGTAAATCCTTTAATCGTCTTATATAGTCAGGGTCGGCTCTCATTAAAGCTTTGTTATCCCAAACTTTAGCTTGAACAAATCCAAAATCATTAGGGTTTTCGTTATCTTGAAACCGTCTGTCTATAAATAATCGTTTAGCCCACCCGTGACCTATACCACCTGGATTACCTGTAAGAAACATTGAAACCTTACCGCCTTTATCTGTAAACTCTTTATTGGAAGTTCTATTAGATGACCTTAGTATCTTAAATACAGTTTCTTCGTGTTGAGTTATTTCATCTATCGAAATGTCCTCGTACTC